TAAAAAATATGTGCAGGGAGATATATATGAAGCACTAATTAATGGAAAAAAAGTAAGACTAGAATCTAATCCAGTAAGTGGACAACATCAAATAGATTGGCAAGCTCCTGACTATGACTCAGAGATGACCCGAACTATTAACTTTAGTGAAGGAGAACTAATTACCGAAGGTGAAATGATTGGTAAGAAAACTAGTCCGGAAGTAACTTTTAATGAACCTGATAGAAGCACTCCTTATAGAGATGATTTCACTGATTTTGATTGGGTTAACGATTCTGATCAAGTATTAGATGATATGCAAAAATGGATAGGTATTGAGGATGTCAACACAAAACCTACAGGTCCTCAGACTTCAAATTTTGATCCGGACGCTTATAAATGGAGCGCAGACGATGAATTTAATCAAGGTGGAGAAGTGGAAACAGGAGCTATTGCAAGACGTCAATCAGCGGTGCCTCCATTATCAGGACCAGATCCACAGGCTCAAGGTATTGCAGGCTTGTTTTCTCAACCAAAACAAGTTAGAGTAGGATAAATAGGAATTATATGGCAGATATAGATAAAGCCCTTCCAAATGTGAAGGAAAAAGTTCACATTGAATCTCCAGAAGAAACCATTGTTGAAACTCAAGAAAAAATAGAAGAGGTCAATGATCAAGGTGTTGAAATGGTGGAGAATGAAGATGGAAGTGTAGATGTAGAATTTGATCCGCGTAAGGTTAATCAACCTGGTGGAGAAGAACATACAGACAATTTAGCAGATCTTTTACCTGATGAAGTTTTAGGAAGATTAGCTTCTAAACTTTTTCAAGAGTATGAAGACTATAAACAATCAAGAAAAGATTGGGAGGACTCTTATGTTACCGGTCTTGATCTTTTAGGTTTTAAATACCAACAAAGAAGTGAACCCTTCCAAGGAGCTTCAGGTGCAACTCACCCAGTTCTAGCAGAAGCAGTCACTCAATTTCAAGCAACAGCTTATAAAGAATTATTACCACCCGATGGCCCAGTTAGAACTCAAATTTTAGGAGTATCTACAAGAGACAAAGAAGATCAATCTCTTCGAGTTAAAGATTACATGAATTATCAGATCATGAATGAAATGCCTGAGTATGAAGCAGAATTTGATCAAATGTTATTTTATTTACCTCTTGCAGGCTCAGCATTTAAAAAAGTTTATTATGACGACATGCTCGGAAGAGCAGTTTCAAAATTTGTACAAGCAGATGATTTAATCGTTCCGTATTCTGCTACCTCATTAGAAGATGCGGAAGCGGTTATTCAAAGAATGTACATGTCACACAATGAAATTAGAAAATCACAAGTATCAGGTTTTTATTCTGATATTGAACTTGGTAATCCAGCTTTACAACCGGATAGAGTTCATGAAGAAGAAAGAAAACTGGAAGGACAGAAAAAAACTTACAATCAGTATTCTGACCAAACTTATACTATTTTAGAATTTCATATTAATTTAGATTTAGAAGGATTCGAAGATATTAATCCAGAAGATGGTGAACCTACAGGAATTAAACTTCCTTACGTTGTAACAATGGAAGCGGGCGGTCGAAACATTTTGGCTATTCGTAGAAATTGGCAACCGGAAGATCCACTCAAACAAAAAATCCAATACTTTGTCCACTTTAAATTTCTGCCAGGACTAGGTTTCTATGGATTTGGATTGATACATATGATTGGCGGTTTGAGTAGAACTGCAACAGTTGCTCTCCGCCAGTTATTAGATGCTGGAACTTTATCTAATTTACCAGCTGGATTTAAGATGAGAGGAATTAGAGTTAGAGATGATGCATCTCCATTACAACCGGGAGAATTTAGAGATGTAGATGCTCCAGGTGGTAATTTAAAAGATGCATTCTATCCTTTACCTTATAAAGAACCATCACAAACATTATTACAATTAATGGGAGTTGTGGTTCAAGCAGGTCAAAGATTTGCTTCAATTGCTGATTTACAAGTAGGCGATGGGAACCAACAAGCTGCTGTTGGAACTACTGTCGCTTTATTAGAGAGAGGTTCAAGAGTAATGAGTGCAATTCATAAAAGATTATACAATTCTTTAAAACAGGAATTTAAATTATTGTCTGGAATTTTTGCTCAATATCTTCCACAAGAATATCCTTATGATGTTGTAGGTGGCCAAAGAATGATTAAGCAAGCTGATTTTGACGATAGAATAGATATTATTCCTGTTGCGGATCCAAATATCTTTTCAATGACTCAAAGAATTAGTTTAGCTCAAACAGAATTACAATTAGCTATGTCTAACCCACAAATGCATAATTTATATGAATCTTATAGACATATGTATGAAGCATTAGGAATTAAAAAGATTGATCAGTTATTACCTCCTCCACCACCTCCTCAACCTAAAGATCCTGCTTTAGAGCATATTGATGCAATGTCACAGAAACCTTTTCAAGCTTATCCTAAACAAGATCACAGAGCTCATATTACAGCTCACATGAATTTTATGGCTACTAACTTTGTTAGAAACAACCCACCTATTATGGCTTCTCTAGAAAAAAATATTATGGAGCATATATCTTTGATGGCACAAGAACATATAGAATTAGAATTTGCACAACAGATTATGCAAATGAAACAGATGCAGGCTCAAGGGATGCAAGGACAAGAAGCTCAACAACAAGTACAACAATTAAATCTTAAAATGGAAGCTAGAAAAGCAGTCTTAATAGCTGAATATACAGAAGAGTTCATGGGTATGGAAAAACAAATAACTTCAATGTTAGATAGCGATCCATTGATTAAATTAAAAGCTCAAGAGATAGATCTAAAGGCTATGGAGAACTTTAGGAAGAAACAGGAAACTGAAGCCAAAGTTAACCTGGATAAAGCTAAATTAGTTCAAAATAGAGAGCTTACAGAAGATAAATTAGAGCAAAATGAAGAGTTAGCTGCCCTTAGAGCTGAAACTTCATTGGTTAAACAAGAGATGTCCAATGAGGCTAAAATGCGATCTGATGTGATGAAAAGAAAAGATGTAAAGACCTTGAAAGGTCCTCGAGAATAGTATAACAATTAACTGGGAGAAAAATATGAGAAACGATTTTGGAACAAGACCTTACAGTTCACGATTCCCTTACTCAAGTGGAAAGACTGTTTCTAAGACAAAGAAACAAGGATACGCCGCTAGGGAAGATGAATCTCTAGGTATGAGAACTGGAGCAGAATCTACTAAGACACAATCTATGAAAGATCGTAGAGACGAGTCTTATGGAAAATGGGGCACTAGACCAAACCAAAAAATTAATAGGTAGTTATGTCTAAATACGGAATACAAGTTAGAGGAACTAGTCCTATTTTAAGGAATGGTCAGGGTTTTACACCAGGACATAAACCTCAACTTTCTACATATGATAAAGGTGGAAGAGTAGGTTTAAAAAAAGGTGGAGATACAAGAGTAAAAAAATTCGGCGGTGGACGTACAAACCTATTAGAAGAAGTAGGTCGTATTGATGCTGAAAGAATGAACCCTAATAGAAGGGCTGAAAAACACAGAGTCATTGGAGAATTAAATCGAGGTTACAATAAAGGTGGAAGAGTAGAACTTAGTAGCGGAACAAAAAAAGAAACTAGAAAAGAGAAGAAAAAAAGAAAAAGAAAAGAACTTAGTCAGCAGGTTTCTAGAGAAACATTTCATGAAGCTGTTAGAGATCTTAGAAGTACTAAAGGCAAAGTTCATTCAATTAAAAGAGGACAAGAAGATTCAGCTGAAAGAATAGCTAAACTCCATAGAAAACAAGAGGGTTATTTTTTCCCAGAAAAAACTTTAAAGAAAAATTTTGGCAAAGTCCGAGATAAAGGATGGGGTGGAAAACATAAAAAAAAGGAACATAATTAATATGCCAAGTTATAACTCAACAGCTAGAGTACCATTTAAATCAGGTGGAAGAGTAGGTTTAAAACATGGTAAATATGTAAGAGTACCAACTCCCCATGCTGATATATCTAAATATATAACAAAAAATGGGAAATCAGAAGGTCCCAAAGGCGAAGACACACAATATAGACAAGAAGATAGTACCATGAAAGCACCAAAGAAAAAGAAATCATGGATTACTAAAAAGAAAAATTTTGGCGACGTCCGAGATAAAGGTTTGGGCGGAAAGGAACCTAAAACAGAGTGGATTAAGAAAAAGAAGAAATCGAAATGGATTTCTAGAAAGAGTGAAGGTGGAAGAATAGGCCTTAAAAAAGGTGGTGGAGAAGATAAATGGATTCAAAAAGCTACAAAAAATATGAGAAAAGACAAACCCTGTACAGGGAAAAAATTCGGAGGTGCCTCTTGCCCTCCAGGTTCAAAAAGATATAATCTAGCTAAAACATTTAAGAAAATGGGTAAAGCAAGGAGCGCAGCATAATGGGTATTTTAGATAAAATTAGAAAAAAATTCATTCCAACTTTTGGTGAACAATTTGATGAAGCAAAAAAAGCTGATAAAAAAGAATTTAGATCTACAAGAGATGACACTAAAAAAGGAAAGCTTTATTATCATACAAGAACTAAAGCTGAAGAAGATAAAGCAGAAAAAAAACATACCACTAGAGAAAGAGCACGATCAGGTGACACAAGTAAACAGTTATCTGACCGAGGCGCTAAATTTAAATTAGCTAAAAAAATGGGTAAAGATACCTTTACTCATAAAGGTAAAACATATTCTACTCTTCTTAAAGGAGAAAAGAAAAAGAAACT